TAGTTCCTATTCCAAGTGTTACAAATTCATCTAAATCAAAGCTATCATCCACAACTGCTAAATATGTTCTATTTGGTTCTACATCAAAAATAAGCTCTGCTGGTTGATCCGTTATTAACCAACTTGCAATTTCTTCTTTTAACATTTCTAAATTTGTTCCATCTGGAACGATAATTCCCACAGGGACTGGAAGTGGACGTGGTTCCGTTTCTGTTCCTAATAATCTTGCTCCCGGATATCCTGGAGTACTTAGGAAATTACGTTTCAATGGTGCCCAAGTTGGTCTTTTCCAATCTTTTGAAATTTGGATATACTTTTTACGTTCATTGTTAAATTTGAAAGAGCTCATTTTGACACCTCATTTCTTTATAAAATAAAAGAAACCCGAATCTAAAAGACTGAGTTTCTTGCTTGTGCTCTATTTTGATATTCAGTTACATACGGATGGCTCACACGCGCTATTTCTCTTCCTTCTAGTATGACTGGAATTTCAATATAAGTAGGTTCTGGTTTTATATATGGTTGCTTATCTGGATTATCATTGTCAGGTCTGTATTGTATGACATTCGGATTGTCAGACAACACTTCTCTCCACCTAGACAGATTACCAACATCGTTGATTGAAAGTCCTTCAAAGCGTTCCATTTGACGTCCAATTTCTCTTACCATATCACGCATACTTTCAGGGATATGAGTGATCCAATCGTTTTGCCAATCTCCATCTACAAAGATTGCATTAAAATACTTTGTTAGTGGGTCATCACCTTGGAAACTAAATATTTCTTCTGGTTTTATACTCCGAATACTATCAATAGCTCCAGATACTGTATTTTGTAATGCATCCCGCACAACAGAATATTGCGTTTTAATCCCTTCTGCAATTCCACTTGCCATTTGGACGCCTGTAAATAGCATTTTATTTGAACTACTCCCTAACGCTAATTCATTTACTAAAGCGTTATTTGCCCTTGAACCTAGCGTACGACTCTCATGTTCAGCCATATAAGATCCTTTTTTAATACCTAAAGCAAACCCTTCACTAAAAGGTTTCCCACCCTGATCTCTAGTTAGTTTTGATGGTGAGTTCACATTAAGCGTAGCCTTTAACGCTTCGAATGCTCCTCGTGCTAAACTAGATGCTACATTTTGTACATTCCATTCACCATTAGAAATACCTTTAGCAAATCCACTAGAAAATGCTTCGCCAGGACTCACTGAACTAACGCTTTTCAGACCAGAATTACCACTTTCCGCTACATTAGAACCACTAGATCTCGCTTGCCCTTTTGTATCTTCCATACCTTGAGCAAACTGGCTACCACCTTTTTGACCTTGTGGAGTACCATTGACTGTATTAAAACCAGCATGAGCTGAAGTAACAGCTTCTAGAGCACTCCCTCGGATATAACCTTTTTGATTTACAATACCACTTCCGAAGCCTTGTCCACCTTGATTACCTGCTGGGTTACCATTGATTGTGTTAAAACCGTTATGAGCACTAGCAACCACTTGCAAAGCGCTCCCCCTGATATAACCATCTTGACTTATTATCCCTTGCCCTAGTTCGCTGCCACTCTTACTTCCACCACCACCATCTGTAGTACTTCCCATAATACCCTCTACGGCTTGTTTTTTTCCTGTCGCCGCATTTTCAGGAGCTGTATTACCAGAAATACCATTAGCCTGCGTTTGACTGATATCAAATCCCACTTGTGTTAAATCTAACTTCGCTCCATTTTCAACTAGTAAAGCAATTGCTTTTGCTGCTAGTTCAGCGTTAATGGAGCCATTTTGCATACCTTGAACGAGTGTCTGTACATTAAATTGTCCTGCTTCACCAAGATCCACTTGAACATTACTTTTAATATCTAGCCCCATAGTCTGTGCGACTTGTGGTAAAGATAATGCCCCAATTTGCATTCCATTAATTAAAGTTTGAATGTTATTCTGACCTTCTTGAGTAGCGTCTACATTCATTCCGTTTTTAACGTTTTGTTGAAAGAATTGGAATACAGTATCAAAAGATAAAGTCCCTGTTTGAAGCCCTGTAATCCACGAGTCCATTGTCATTTTCCCGTAGATTCCTAAATCAATTGTGGTATTGCCTTGCATATTTTTACTTAGGAATTCTCTTACTTCACCAGTATCTTTTGTTTTAATACCATCAATCCATTTTTGGATGGATTCAATACCACTTTGTGATAAATCCACTTTATAAACTTCTTTTAATTTATTAGCATTTGCGGTTGCTACAGCTGAAGAATCTAATTCACCCTTTTGAAGCTTCTGTAAGAATGTATCAATTGTGAATTGTCCAGCTGGTCCTAAATCAATTTTCATTTTGCCATCAATTTCTTTTGCCATTGATTCGGCTAACAATCTAGATGATTCTGTACCCTTTTGTAATTCAGAAAGATACATTCCTATACTTTCAATTTTAGATTTGCCATATTGCAACTCGTATCGAAGTAATTTATCTTGATAATCTTTTTCAGCTTTCTCTTGATCACTTCTAAAGCGTTGTTCCAAATCAGCCGATTTTTCACGGAATCCATATGCCGCTTTGAACCTTGCGCCCCATCCCTTATCTTCTGCTTCTATCCTTTTAGCTTGTGATGCCAAAACTTCTGAATCTTCTTCCTTCATATGTTGCTGTAACACTTTAAATCCATCATTTCTAATTGTCTGCAAGTCATTTACATGCTTCGATTCATAAAGTGCAATAGCATCTAATGTTGCTTTTCTTTCTTCCGGTTTAATTTCGCCTAATTTAAACGCTTTTTCTACATTTTCGCGCCAACCTTTGGTTTGCTTTTCTAAAGATTTAACACCATCTTCATATACCTTTATGATGCTTTCAAACCGTTTTTTTCCAGCATCTAAAGATAGCATCCCTCCAGCTTCAATTTCTTTCGAAATAGACGTGATTTCCTTTGCTTTTGTGTAGAATTGTTGAACGTTTTTATCAGCAACCTGTAATGCTTGTTCGAATTTTTGAGCGAAATCTTTTGGCATTTTCATGGTATCTCCTTGATACCTTTTAATACCCTCTTCCAAAATCTTTTCCGCTTGTGTAGCAACTTCAATCTCTTTATTAATGGATTCAATGACATTATTTTTCACTTGTTCTAGGATTTGTTTAGCACCCTCAGGAACAGTTCCCATCAACTGACTAAACATTTTATTGAATTCGCTTTTCTTTCCTTCTAACTCTTTAATAACTTCATTTGTCATTCTTTGAAAAGCTTTTATGGTTTCGTCCGCTGCTTTATTCGCTTCTTCACCTGTTTTAAGTTTTAAATCCATCATGTTATTGATAGCTTTATCTTTTAAATCCACATAAGCACCAGCTGCTTTACTCGTTGCGTCACTTACTCTTTGACCAAACTTATCCATATCATTTTGTGCCTGTTTGGATTTTTCGTTCAGATCAACTATCGCTATACCTAGCGCCCCTACAGCAAGAACGGCACCAGTAATAGCTAAAGCAATTGGGTTCGCTAATAAAGCACCTATCCCCATTGCTAAAAATCCTACAGCTGTTGTTACCCCTGCTATACCAAAAGCCAATAAAGCACTTTTTGCAATCATTTGTTGTGTCGATTCATCTAAATTGTTAAACCAATTTACGACACCCTGAACACCAGATACTACATCAACCAAAATAGGTAATAACGCATCACCAAATGACTTTTTAAGAGTATCTACAGCACCACTTAATTCTTCAATTTTCCCTTTTGTTGTATTCATCTTTGTCTCAGCAACTTCTAATGCTGTTACCTTTGACATTTCAGTATACATATTTTTCACACCATCTGAGCCCTCTTTATAAAGAATATTAGCGGCACGAATAGCATCAGAACCAAACAATGTATACATGTACGACTGTCTTTGTTCTGCCGTTAGACCTTGCATTGCCATTTGAAGAATTTCAGCAATATCGGACATTTCTTTCAAATTACCATTTGAATCGAAAAAGGCATTTGTCATAATACCCGTTTCAAAAGTTAATTTTTGAAACGCCTTCTCTGCTTTTTCAGATCCAACCTTCACACCGGCTTGTTTTGCTGCATACTCAGATAAAGCACCAGTTACATCTTTAAATGAATTTGAAGTTGGTTTAATTCCTCTTTCTCCAAGAAACTGCATTGCTTTGCCAGTATCGATTGTTATTAATCCCAAATCACTAAACATATCGTAAGCTTCATTAGATTTTGGAATTAAGTTTGCTAACATGGTTTTCAATGAAGTACCTGCATCCGAACCTTTTAAACCGTTCTGTGCAAATAAGGCTAATGCTGTTGTTGTATCTTTAAAACTAAGTCCCACACCAGCTGCAACCGCTGAAACCATTGATAACCCAAACTTCATTTCTCCAACACTAGTTGCTGAAGCATTTGCTGCACCAGCTAATAGATCAGCTGCTTGTGCTACTGATAAGTTATCATCCTTAAATGCATTTAAAGCTGTAGAAGCAATTTCTGCTGCATCCCCCAATTCTAATTCCCCAGCTGTCGCTAAGTTCAAGGCACCCTCTAAACCGCCGTTAATAATGTCAGTTAGGCTTACCCCTGCTTTAATTAGCTCTTCAATACCTTGCCCTGCTTCCACAGATGAATATTTTGTTTTTTCTCCCATCTGTACTGCAAGTTCGCTAATTTTCTTCATTTCATCGCCAGCTGCACCAGAAACTGCTTGAATATCAGCCATCTTCTGCTCGAAATTCATAGATTCCTTTACAGCCATCGCAAGTCCAGCACCAATAACCCCAGTCATGGCTGCAAAGGTAGTACCGACCTGTCCGCCTACATCTTGCATTTTATTTCCTGTATCGCGCATCCGTTCTCCAGTACGATGAAGACGATTTTGTTGCTCGGCTAATTCACGGTTTGTTTCTCTTATTTCATTTTGAATTCGCTCTTGAGCTGTTTCAGCACGATTCATAGCAATCGTATTGTTATCGATTTGCGTATTTAATCGTTGAAGCGCTTGGCCGTTAGATGTGTATTCAGCTTGAAGTTGTTTTAATTCTTGCTTTAATTGTTTTGCTTCTTGCGAATTACGTCCGAAATTCTGGACAGCCTGGTTATACTGTGTTTCAAGACGTTCCATTGATGCTGCCAATGTTAAATTTGAAGCTTGTAACTGTTCTTGCTTTTGCCTTGCTTGTTCAATCTTTTGACGGTAATGCTCTACCTTTTGACCTTGTAATGTGAATTTTTCATTCAAATGAGTTAATTTATTTTGTAACTGCTCAACAGAATTACCAAGCAATCTAGCCCTTTCACTTGTTAAATTAAACTCTGAATCTAGCAACCGCAATCCACGATTAATTCCTGCTACTCCATTTTCAAAACGTTGGGTATCCAATGTGACTCGTGCGCCAATTTCCATGTCTCCAGCCATTTATCTCACCTACCTTTACAACCAATCTGGTGCTTGATTTGCTGTTCGGACTACATTTTTATCTTCTTGCTTTTTCTTATAAGCTAACGTTTTAAAGAAAAGTACTAGATCCATCTGATTAATATCCGTTTGGGACATACCAGAATCTTGTAACATGCTATATATCCCCAACATCATTTCTGTTGGTTTGAATGGTTCTTTCTGTTTCTCTGTCTCTTTTTTTTTGCCGGATTTGTCTTTGAGTCAATAGCATTAATAACTGCCACAGCCTCAGCAATACGACCTACAATCGCTAAACAAATTGCATAGATAGTTGATGTTAAAAACCAAATGTGTACTCCTTCAAGAAACTCTTCCACTGTAAATCGATTTCCAAACACTTTAACAACAAAATGAGTAGCTTCTTTTAGTACATCAAAGTGAACATTCTCAACACTCAATTTCTCTGTCCATTCAGCTGCTTCAAAACCGTCAGTAGATGAAATGTATGTTGGTAAAAAGAAAGTTTTTTTACCAGTGGGTAGATTTAAAACCAATTTAAACGATTCTGTCTTTTGATTTTCTTGCATAATTGAATCTCCCTTCATAAATAAAGAGCACAGCATTGAGCTGTACCCTTTTTATAATTTTATTTGCTAAGTGATGGTGCCGTTTCTGTTGGTGGTGTTGGAACTGTTTTAAACCAGTTCGATGCAACAGTTGCATCGTATCCTGTTTCTTCTTCATCTAAACGATGTCTCCAGTTTCCATCTGAACGTTGGATCGCTTTGCATTTAATTTTAGCTGATTGGAAAGTCGGTTTGTCTTCTGCTGTCTTATGTTCATCTTCAGGAATTTCAAACTTCGTTTTGTAGTAGCAATAAAAACGATTTTTCCCATTATCTTTTGGTAAACGATATAATAACGCTACATATGGAGCAACATCATTTACATTATCAATTACCTGACCTTTAATTAGCTTCTTCCCTAATAATTCAGCGTAAGTAGATAATGAAATATCCGCTGTTTCTAGTTCGATTTCCACACCACCAAAGGCGCTTGCTGTTGCTAGTGGACCTCCTTCTGCGTAGAACGTTACGGATTCATTTTTAGGTGAAGCCTTGCCACTTACTGCATCTCCAATCTTCTTAGGTGCTGCATACGTAAACTTACCATCTGGTGTTTCTGTCAAAATCGCATAATGTAAATCTCTAAAATCGACTGCAATTGCCATATTTGTTTTCCTCCTAAATTTTTAATTCTGTACGAAATCTCATACCATAATGATAGATTTTCGTATCGGGTTCATATAAATTTGCTGTTGTAATACGCTGAAATCCTATATTTTTCATAGAAGTGTTTACTGCTTCTTTTAAATCACCCTTAACAGGGCTAAAAGACCAAATGTCCACTTGAAATAAAATAGTGCTAGTAGATTCCGCACCCTCCGCGTATCTCCTAGCACTATTATCTAACTCAGAATAAGTAATCCATGTTTTTCCGTTATCGTCACCACGAATCATATTGTAGATATATTCTCCACCAATTTTTTCTACAATAAAAGGCGTTGTAAGTGCACGTAACACATCTCTTTCTAAGAATCTCATACGATATGCAATGCCGTTGCAAAGACATTTCGCATCTCATGAACTGCCTTTACTTCTGTGTGAGTTACTGTCTTCTCAATAAAGCCTTTATGTGGTGGATGTGGCATTTTACTTGTTCCCCAGTTTTGGAATTTCATATAAAAGTGTGGGGAATTATCATCTCTTTCCCACCCCACACTAATTGATTTGACTCCATTTCGAGTTTTTATTTTTCCGACAAGCACCTCGTCCTTTGCATGTTTACCTGTTCTCCATGATTCTTTTGGTGAAGGTGGCTTTGGATGTGCACTTACTGGGCTTTCTACCTCTAAAGCATCCCTTACTACCTCAGCACCTTTCTTTAATGCTGAGTTTTCAATTGTTTTTACACTTCTTCCTAAAGCTTCAAAACGCTGAATTGCTTCTTGTATTCCAAAGGTTGTTACTTCTGCCATATAGATCGCTCCTCGCACACCAAACATGTCTCTTGATGTTGTTCATCAACATCTACAACAGCTTTTATTTCAAAGAGTCGGTCATCATATAAGACTCGCATTTTCGAATCAATTCCTTTACGAAATCGCATAAAAAAGTTCACTGTACGTACGGCATTTTCAGTATTTCCAGCGAATATTTCATAGTTAAATCCCTTTCCGAATGGTGTTTTTGCTCTTGCCCAAACAGTGACAACATCTTTCCATTCTGGTGGAATTGGATTCCCTTCTTCATCTTTTTTATTTGTAATTTCCTTTTGAATTGTTATTCGCTTATTTAATTTACTTGGATTCATGATTATCACCGTTATTATAGTCCCTTAATTGTAATATGGTAGTTTCTAATGACTGTTTTAACGCAGGGACATTTAATGATTTATCTTGATTCTCATAGTTTAATAAAACATGTGTAATTACTGCTATTTTGTAAAGGGCCTTTTCACTTTCAGGAACACCAGAACCTAGTAAAGCTTCTTTTGCTCCATCGATTAGAAGTTGGATAACTGTATCCTCTTCATTCCCATCAATTTTTAATTTTCCTTTTATAAGCTCCAGCATACTATCACCTACGATCCTGAAGCATTTGTTTTCACTGATAATTCAACGCTTAACGTTGAACTTAATCCGTTATTCCCAACAGCTTTTACTTGATAAGAATATGTTGTATCACCTGTTAATCCTGTATCTTTATAGGTTGTTGCTACTGACGTTCCTACTTGTTTGCCATTACGTAATATTTGATATTCTCTAATGCCCCCATCATACACAACAGGAGACCAACTAATGTTGGCCGTCGTTACTGTTGTAGAATCAACTTTTAATCCTGTTGGAGTTTGGGGTGGATTAGGGTGTAGTCTGCACTTCCGCAATACGGAATGCGGATTTCAGTTTGATTTTATGGTCAAACCAAGCTGTTAACACAAATAGTTCAATGCCCGTTTTCACATCTTTATCGCGATCATAAATCATATTTGGATCATAGTTGAAGTGGGAATATCGAAAATCACCCACAATAGGATTCACTGCTGAATCACAGAACTTAACTGGTTTTCCTAAAACTTGTTCTGGTTGAGCGTTATATAAAGTTGCACTGCCATTAGCAAGCGTTTCAATTATGTCTAAATAATCTGCGTAGCGCATTTTAATAGTTGCATTTGCACGGAAGTCCTCATGTAAATCTGCAACTGCTGACTTAATAGCTTTATATAAAGTTGCACCTTTAACAGCTTTAATGCCAGCTTTATAGAATGACATAGACTCTTCCCCAGATTTAGGTGTTGTAGCGAATACCACTTTCTTCTCTTTTGCTGCTAAACCACTTTCTAACGCCCGATCTACAGTTTGCACCAAGTTTGTATCTGTTGCTGCTAAAACAGTTTCTGAAATAGGTACAAACACCTTGAATTTATTACGTCCGAAGGTTACAACATCACCTTCCGCTTTTAATTCCTTTGCTGTTTCTGTATCAGCAATAAAATCATCATCATCTAATGTAAATGTAACTTTAGGAATTTCAAGATTCGTTACACTTGTAAATGTAGATACTTCCCTTAATGGATTTTTAACGAATGGTTCATGTAATAATTCATTCGTCATTGTGCTTGGGAGAATTTTTTCTCCACCTGTTGAGTTCTTATCACCAAGAGCTGCTCGTGCTTCTTGCGATAAAGTACCACCGCGAATTGTAGCGCGAACTAACTCTGCTTTCGCTGCAATTACCTTTTGCTTTGGATCTTCAATAGATTGTAAACCAGTTTGAGTTTGAAATTGTGCTTTTTGTTCAGCTTCCATCGTGTCATGTTGTTCTTTAATTACATTGAAGCGCATTTGAAGATCTTTCTTAGATTGTTGTAACGTTTGTAGACTTTCCATGGTTGCGGATGGATCAATTGCCTTCTGAGAAAGTTCACTCTCTACTTTTTGGAGCTGTTGACCAATAGTAGATAAATTTTGTTTTAATTCAAATAATGTATTTTTTGAAAAGTATTGAAAGTTACCAAGGGATAATCGAAATTTATTTTTCATTTTCATGAATGAATTCCTCCTAAAATTGTTTTTATATAGTCCGCATTAGCTTTCGCTTCTTCGGCAATTTTTTGTCGTTCTAACATTTCGTTTGATGATATGTTAGCTTGTGCATTAACTAATTGTTGTGGAATATTTTTGTATTCCTTCATCCACTTTTCATCTAGACATGCTGCTGCATTATTTGCTGAGATAATTTCATCACAAAGCCCATACCCCATTGCTTCTTCAGCTGATAACCATGTCTCTGCATCTAGTAATTGTTTTAATGTATCTTCATCTAACTTTTCACCAGCACGGGTTAGATAGTGTTGTACCATCGATTGGTTAATACGTTCAATATCATCCGCTGCTTTACGCAACTGATCGGCATTTCCTGATGCATATGTCCATGCATTGTGTATCATCATCATTGAATTAGCATACATAATAATTTTGTCTGAAATCATTGGTAATACTGACGCACATGAAGCGCCTATTCCATCAATATAAGAGATAACCTTCGCCTGATGCCTTTGTAACATTGCGATAATAGCCATCGTTTCAAAGACAGATCCACCTGGACTATTGATGTAAAGGTTAATCGTTTCAATATCGTCACCTAATTCATCAAGTTCATTTTTGAACGTAATAGAAGATACTTCTCCATACTCTTCCCATGCATACTTTGTAATTTCTCCATAAATAAAAACATCAGCCGTTTTACCATTGGCGGATGCTTTCATTTGAAAAAACTTATTCTGTTTGTTCTTTGCCACCGTTTTTCACCCCCTTCCGTTGAGTTGGGTCCATATCAATCGGATATAAATCACCACTTACCCAAAGTTTTGAAGCATTACCACCCACAGGCGGTTCATCTTCTTTTTGACGAACATCATCTTGTGATAACCATCCACTCCTAATTGCGGCTTGGTAATAAGCTGTTCTTGAAGCTGTATCACCTCTTAACAGCCCTCCAAGGTTGAATTTAAAGTAATGGCCTTCTTGCCGTTCTCTTTTATTCAGCAACTTACGATTCATTTCTTGCTCATACTGACGAACAATAGGAGTCAAAGTCATTTGAACAAACTGAATCATCAACTGTTCATTACTACTATAACTTTGCCCTTCCGTGTCATTTAAAAATGTAACCGGAACATTAAAAACGTTAGCAACCCGTGAACGTGTAATTCGTTCTGATGCTAACGTATCTGAAGCGAAATATTTCCGCTCCATTTCATCTATATTCACACCTGGTTCCCTGAATAAAATACCACCATTTTCTTTGTAAAAACGTCTAAAATCATCAATAATTCTTTGTCTCTTATCACTATCCACGTTCGCGTCATAATCCAAAATGAAGCTATCCTTCTTTTGCATTTCTGACAAACTAAATTCTTGTACTGCCTTATCATATTCAAGAGTATTTCGCAAAACATCAATTGGGCAAATACCTTTCCATCTTGAAATACCTGTGATGTGTTTGACATGAAACATATTCATATTGTGGATGTAATACGTGCCTTCAATACCACGTACCTCATACCATAAATTATTATCATCCGTGTTTAAAAAAGGCGTTACATAAGCAGATTCAATAGGAATTAATGATTCCACCTGAAATCGAAAATCACGGATGATAGCTGCATATCCATTTCCAGTTTCATTTCTTGAAACTTCAATTTTATTTATCCATTCAAATCCGGTCATGTTAGGATTAGGTTCATTCATCACAACATCAGACACTTGATTAACAACAGTATCATAATCCTTATAAAGCTTTAATGGCAAAGATGCTACCGTATTAGATAATCTGCTAATCACACTAAAAATCGTCTCATTTGTAGCTAACTTCGCATTATCAATGCCCCAAAACTTCCTTCCAAACCATGAAGTGAAGTCATACCCAGTACCTTTCCATCCCAATGAAGCTCCTTTAATTGCTCCTTTAATACGATTAATCAGCTTCAATTTCTCACCGCCTTTCTATTTAAAAAGATCGTTAACTGATATAAATTCAATATTTCCATCACCTTGTAATTGAGATAACATAGGGATTACTTCCGTATGAGCGTTTAAAAATGCTGCAAAGCCATCAATCTTTCGATATTTACTCTGTTTAGACGGTAAAAAATTCCCGTTTCTGTCTTCCACAAGCTTTACATTGTTCATATACCAACGGAAAAGGCGGTTTTTATTACTAATTATTTTTCCATCCAACAACAATTCTTTTACATCCTTTAATGCTGGGCTTAAAGTTAAATGCCCTTGTCGAACTGGTTCAGTTTTAAATCCATATGCTTTCAAATCTTCATTTAAACGGTAAGCATTGGCTGGATCATAAGTGATTTTCTTGATAAAATATTGTTCAGATTGCTCGACAAACCAATCATACACATACTCATATTTCACATACTCACCAGGGATAATAGTGAGCCAACCTTTGTCTTTAAACTCTTTAAAGCTAATATTTTCGTTATCACAATCTACTTTAGCTTGGGGAACCCAACTATGAGATAGTACAAAAACACTTCCATCATCTAAAGGAAATTCTAAACAAGCACTTGTAAAATCTTCTGTTGCGGATAAATCATAACCTGCAACACATTCTTTACCAGCTAATCCCTTTATATCAATAACTTCTTCATTTCTTTTCAGTATTTCAATACCAACGAAGGACATTTCATCATTATCAACAAAGATGTTAAATTGTTTTGTAATCCAGTCATTCTTTTCAGCATCTGTATGCTTGTCTGTATTCCAATCGTCAATAAGCGATGGAAGATCTAGCGAAACTCCCATATTAGGATTTGCTTTAATCCATAGTTCAGGATTCTCAATTTCATCCACACTATCCATTTCTGCCATGAAATAAAACTTTCTATCTTGGTCGATAACTCCTTCCAAAACATCAGTTGCAATTTCATAGTATTGAACAAGTGGTCCTTCAAGCTGATATCCTGCTGTAGTGATGTAAACAATCATTGGTTGTTTACGTGCACCACGCGACTTTTTAATTACATTAATTAACTTAAAGTTTTTAAATTCATGTATTTCATCAAAAATACCAAGGTGTGTATTTAACCCGTCTAACTTCTTACTGTCGGACGCACGAGGTTCAATTTTCGAGTGAGTTTTATCATGGAAAATCCCTTTTTGATTTTCGCGTAAATGCTTACGAAGAAACGGTGACTTTTGAACCATTGCACGACTTTCATCAAACAGCTCTCCAGCTTGTTGTTTTGTATTTGCCAAAACATAAACACGAGCACCTGGTTCATTATCTTTAGCAACAGCATAATTGGACAAACCAGAAATCATGGTAGTTTTTCCGTTTTTACGTCCAATAAAAATAAGGCCCTCACGAAAGCGCCTATAACCTGTATCTTTATGAATCCACCCATACAAGGAACCTATAACAAAGTGCTGCCACGGTTGAAGTACTAACCTTTTATAGTCACCTTTTGATGGGCGACAAAACTTTTCAATGTATCGTATAGGTCGATGTGCTTTTTCTTCATCAAATATCCAAGGGAACTCCTCAGTACCCTGTCTCTTCAAATCATTTAGGTGACGTTGACAAGATAAGATATTTTTTTTACTGGCTTTTATGTTTCCCTTCACAACTTGTTCTGCATACCAAGTTGTTCTTAATTCAGGAGATGGATCTACTAAAATATAAAAATGCTGTATCTGTTCATTTCGCCAATTTTTATACCACTTGGCTATTTCAGATGGCTTAGAAGTCGTCGAAATCATCATCAGAATCTCCAGTTAGTTCTTCCTGAAGTTTTTTACGGCTTGCTCCAGTCAATCCTAGCTCCCCTAGATATTGGCGAATCTGTTGTAAATACTTAGGTATCTCTGGTATCAAAGTGTGCTTAGTTAGATTTGTAGCGCCAGCTTTATTTGTATACTCCATTGTCAGGCCTTCTTTTTTAACATTGGCTGCCATCTCCCTAAACATTTGATAACTGAAAGCAATCGCTTCAACTACAATTGGATCATTGATATCAGCTTTCCCTTCACCTTCTAAAACAGACCAAATACGAATCCAAGTATCTTTTCCTACTTTTTTTAAATGCGTAGGTGGTTTTCTCTCAATCAATCCTTTATCCACGATATCACCTCACTTACATTTTATGGATAAAAAGTAGCTGTTCGAATATAAAAAGCTCTTATTTTCAGGCTTTACCCCCCTTTAGAAACATCACTTGCGCTACCCACGAAGGAGGCGTCCGGTCTGGGGGAAACAGCCCTGAACAATAAAAGGCGGGGGGCTATATGAATTCTTTGTTCGCTTTTACTTTTACGAACTGAATCTTTCTTTTATTTTCCTTTTTCCCTCCACCCTTTTCAGGATGTTCTTTGTTGTGACATGCATTACATAAACTAATTAAATTTTCTAATGTTAATGCAAGTTCAGGATATTCACTTCTTTCTTTGATATGATGGACCATATCAGCAGGTACTGGTATCAATGGATCATGCTTCATACACTCTTGGCAACGGTAGCTATCTCGTATCAATGCTAGCTCTCTACACCTTCGCCACGCTGTGCTATCATAGAACTTCTTCGCTTCTTTATCCCGTTTGTATTTATCGTAGAACTTTCGTTGTTGCTTGGTGTTATATTCATTCACTATCCTTTACCTCAATCGTACCTGTATCAATCCGCTTCTCTCGGTGTTGAATATCAAGGCATTTCTCACAGTAGAAAGTAGCCGATACATCTATACCATAACGATTATCATCCGAGTAGAAAGAAGTAGTCTCGCTATCTAGTACTTGGTACTTATGCTCACACATCTACCTCACCTCATTTAAAAGAATATTCCGATTATATATTTACAAATAAATACAAGTTGTTATAATGAAATTAACATTGCCATCAGGAAAAGTGATTCGCACCCC